CAGCTGCCGACAAACGGCATGACACCGCCGACGATCCACGCGGACATTATCCAGGTAGCCAGTGAGGAAGAAGCCTGGAACTATCCGGTAGCCGCAGGGAGCAGCCAGATGATGATGGCCAGGGACGACAGCGCGATCTTTGTCAAAAGCGCTTTCCCGAACAGCCAGCCGTCAATGGATATTTACCGGAAGGAAAAGCGGAAAGAGAAACCCGCAGCAGACTATGTGACCAGGGATGAACTGGCAGCAATGCTGGCAGAGCTGAAGGAGGAAAACGCATGAGCCTTTTTGACAGAATCGGACAGAGCCAGCAGCAGACACAGCAGAACCAGCTGCAGCAGCTGAAGAACGACCCGGTAGGTATGGGTAAGCAGCGGGGATATCAGATCCCTGACAACCTGGCCGGGAACCCGCAGGCCATGGTTATGCACCTGATCCAGAGCGGACAGGTAGGAGGACCCGCGCTGCAGCGGATCATGCCGATGATCCGGCAAATGACAGGCAAATAAAGAAAGTATTGGAGTGTAAGGCGACAAGGGCCATTGTCGCCTGAATTACACAATAACAGCAAATATGTAAATTGATCCCTTTCGTCGAGTGCGCATAGACGGTGGAGATAAATAAAAAACGAAAGGAATCAAAACAATGGAAAACGGAAATGGTACTCCTATGTACATGCCGGTAGCGCCTGCCGGTTACGGCGGCGGATTCGGCAATGCCGGCTTTGATGGCTGGTGGATTATCCTCCTGCTGCTGTTCGCCGGCGGCGGGATGTGGGGCAACGGATTTGGCGGAAACGGCGGATTCATGAACGCTGACATTCAGCGCGGATTCGACCAGAGCGCCGTCATGACCGGCGTGTCCGGCATCCAGAACGCTATCACCTCCGGATTCGGTGATCTGCAGACGGCCCTGTGCGGCGGCTTTGCCGGTGTCAACAGCAACATTGCCAATGGCTTTGCCCAGGCTGAGATCGGTGAAAACGCCAGGCAGATGGCCAATATGCAGCAGATGTTCAACCTGAGCAGCCAGCTGAGCCAGTGCTGCTGTGACAACCGCCTGGCCACCTGTCAGACGCAGAACATCGTGCAGAATGAAGGCGCTGCCACCCGGCTGGCCATCCAGCAGCAGACCCAGGCGATCCTGGACAAGATGTGCCAGGATGATATCGACCGGAAGAACGAGAAGATCCTTGACCTGCAGAACCAGGTGAACCTGCAGACCCTGGCAGCTTCTCAGACCGCGCAGACTGCCACCATCCTGGCTGCTCTCACTACCACCACACCCGCTGCGGCGTAAGGAGGGCTGAACATGTTTGAAGGCATCTGTGAGGCGCTGCATCATGAGCTGGACCAGCTGGACGAAAAGTACAGCAAAGGCAACGGCCAGATGAACATGCAGGACCTGGAAACCATCAACAAGGCGACACACGCGCTGAAAAGCCTGGCCACCTATGAGGCCATGAAGGGCAGCAGCGAGTACGGCGGCAGCTATTATGGCGGAAGCAACGGCGGAAGCTATGAAGGCGGCAGCAATGCCCGCGGCCGCAGCCGGACAACCGGAAGGTATATCAGTCGGGACAACAGGGACTATGATCCCTATCGTGATCCTGACGGATATCGCAGGTAAAAAACAGGGAAGGTACATAACGTACCTTCCTTTTTTGCATATAAACATTCAAGTGATCGTATGTTTAGCATAGAATTTGCATAGGATTATTTCGTCTTTTTCCGTCTTTTTCGTCTTTTTGGAGACAAAAGAGAAAGGCAAAGAAAAACCGGAACCCTTTGATTTTAAAGGATTCCGGTGCGTCTGGGTGAGAGGATTCGAACCTCCGGCCTCTTGAACCCCATTGAAAATACTTTAAGAATCTTAAACGCTTGTAAAATAAGGATTAGAGGACGTTTGAATTTTTATCCTGCATAGAAATTGCATAGGAATTATCCAGCAGGGCAATGGCAGCAGCCTCCCGTTTATTGGTCACATGGTCATAGATCTTCATGATCATGCGCTCATCAGTGTGGCCCATCCAGGACATGACTGTCTTCGGATCCACGCCGTTTGTTATAGTCCATTCGCAGAAAGAGTGCCGGAGATCATGCGGACGGATGGTGACGGAACGCCAGCCCATGAGCCGGTATTCCTCTGCTTGTTTTGGTTTTGTCCTTTTCAGCTTTTCATACTCTGCCCAGGCATCCGGATGAGACTGCTTAAAATCCCTGGTCCGGTGGTACCAGCGCTTTTCAACACCGTTCAGCGCGGTTTCCAGTGTGCTGATATAGGATTCCCAGGCACGCTTCCAGGCGGATTCAGAGCAAAGCAGGCCGTCAGCTGACGGGCAGACATAACCGAAGGTCTTCAGGGGATCGCCGTTATCATCATAGAAAAACGGACGGAGCGGAGCCAGGACAGGTACCCGGCGCATGGAGGATTCATTTTTTGTTTTCTTTTCCTGAGGTTCAGCGCCGGCAAAGGTGACGGCCTGGCGAATCTCAAAGTATCCGTCCTGTACATGGTTATACTGCAGGGCGACAAGCTCACCACGGCGGAGGCCCGCGTAAAGCATGACCAGGGCGGGAACCTGCATGCGGTGCGGTGTGGTTTCGATCAGCCGGCGCTCCCAGTCCTTCAGCGCACGGTGGGATCCGCTGGTACCCTTCGGCACGGTGACAACATCGGAGCGAAAGGGATTCTTTCTGCAGAATCCGGATTCACGGGCAGAATCAAACAGGCGCCGGTACAAGTAGGCAGCCTTCCGGATCTGGGACCTGGATTGTCCATCAAAGATCTTCCAGACGCGGGCTACATCATCAGGAGTAACAGCGGACATAAGCCGGTCCCCAATGAGTGTGTTCAGCTTATCCAGCAAAATGGCATACTGATTATATGTGTTCAGCTGGACTTTGCCTTCCTTGTACAGGGGAAGCCATTCATCGGCATAAGTTTTTACAGAGACAGGACGAAGATCATCATAACCGTGCTCGCAGCGGTATTTGTAATCGTTGCGCTTCCGGATGGCTTCATCCGGATCCCAGGCCATGAACTGCTTGCCGCGGTATGTGCAGCAGTAACGGCCATCAGCACGCTTTTTCGGTTTTTTCTCGGGCATAGTTATTCCTCATAACCATCCATGTAGGTGCCAAAGTCAAGCACATGGGAATGATCTGCTTTATCAGATGAAAAATGATAATTCACATATTCAAGGATGCGGGAAGCATACAGATCCTTGACCTTTTTATTTAGTTCAACAGGGACACGGGTGCCGGGGATGCGCTGGATTTCATCAACACAGGAATCAGAGCATCCGGTTGTTTCCACAAGCATATCCAGCGTAACAGCGTGGCCGGATTGCTGAAGAACGTGAATAATAGGACGGGGAGTGAGCAGATGGTGGGCAAAACAGACGGCTTCAGCAAGGCGGACATCCTGAGGACGGGTCATGCCGTCATGGCCCAGGACAATATGGCCAAGCTCCCGCGCAATGCCGCGCCGGACAACTTCATCAGAAAGAAGCATATTATAGAAAACGAGATAATCAACATCGCTTAATTCGGGATTGTCGGGCATATTAAGACGGAAAGAAGCGGCTTCACGATTGCCAAAGAGAAAAACAAGATCACGCCTGGCTACACCGGCCTGCTCTGCGGCCTGGGTATAGGGAATGACACGTACACGCGGATAATTCAGAAGAATATCCATAGACCGGATGGGAGTTTCAGGATTGTTTCTGTCAGCAAGCAGCTGCATGGCGGCCGTAGCGGCACGGTCAAAATCAGGAGTGGTGATCATATTGGTCATCCTTTCTTATTTGCTGGTACCGACAACGGCGCGGACAATAGCAACAATCTGCTTTTTCTGTTCCTCTGTCATGTTCTCCATATAGCCGGATACAATGCGGATCTGCGGATCATTCAAGGGATCATCCGGATGATCTTCAGGAGGCTGATCTTTCCAACCAAGCAATGTGCCGGCATCTACATGAAGTTCCTGACAAACAGCCTGAAAACGATCAATGGGGATTTTTTCAGTATCACCATTCAGATAACGATACAATGCGGATTTAGGAAGATTTGTTTTTTTTGCAAGCTCATCATATGTTAAACCAGAAGATTCAAAGGCGACAAGCAAACCTTTTTGGATATTGTTCATAAGCATCACCCAAAACGCATTATAATGAAGAAATACCAATATTGCAACAAAAAATACAAAAAAATAAAGAAAAGTTCCAAAAATGGATTGACAAAGAAAAATGAGTAGATGTATACTTGTTCCAGAAATGGAACAGGAGGGATAAAAAAGTGATTAATGTGAATAAGTTCGAAGGAGCTATTCGTGCAGCTGGATACACCCAGACTACGCTGGCTGAGGCAATGGGAATATCTGAAAATACTTTGAGTTATAAGAAAAAGAAGGGTTCGTTTACTATCGCACAAGTCGAACAGATTTGTACGATCCTTGGGATCGTCAAGCCTGAAGATAAGTGCGAAATTTTTTTGCCTACATAATTCCAAAAATGGAACAATAAAGGTACATGACATGAAACTGTACATTACCAAACTAATCCAGACGAGGGTGCCGATCATCTGGTCAGCGCGGATCCGGACAGACCTGAAACCGGCCAGGCGGAGGACGCCGGCGTGGAGGATCCGGATCAGGGAGGACATGAAACAGTTTGTGCAATTACTGCGTGCGGTACCTGAACTGACGACACCTGTGCTGCCGAAGATGGAAACGGATCCGGGCGAGCCGACCGGGAAGCCGGTTGTGTTCCGCAGATTTGTGAGCCTGCCGCCGGCAGCCACGGAACAGATCAAAGTGGAAGGAGACTGGATATGAGCAAATGCTATGTGCTGATCGCAGGCAGCCGTGACTTTACGGACCGGCAGACGTTTGACCGGATCGTAAGGGAAAGCATCGAAGTACGGACGCTGCTGTATGAGATTGTGATAGTCGAAGGCGGATGCAGGGGCGTGGACACAATGGCCAGGCAGTACGCAATCGACCGTGGGCTGAGCTATCAGGAGTTCAAGCCTGACTGGAAGAAGTACGGCAAAGCCGCAGGACCGCGGAGGAACGATGAAATGACAGACTGGCTGGCAGAAAACGGCCGCGGATGGGACCACAGCGTTGCCCTGTTCTTCTGGGACGGCGAGAGCAAGGGAACCAAACACTGTATCGAAAGCGCAAAGAAGCGCGGGATCCCGGCAAGGATCTGGAACACAAAGACGGGCAAGTACATGGAAGGAGAGGAAAACAATGAACACAATCACAATGATCCCGATTGAGCAGCTGGAGCACCACCCGCAGACCCCCCGGCTTGACCTGGGAGACCTGACGGAGCTGACGGAGAGCATCAAAAGCCAGGGCGTGCTGCAGAACCTGACGGTGGTACCGGAAGCGAAGTACCCCGGAGATGACCACTACCTGGTGCTGATCGGCAACCGGCGGATGGAAGCGGCGAAGCTGGCAGGGCTGGCGGAGCTGCCCTGCGCCATTGTGGAGATGGATCCGACAGACCAGATCGCCACTATGCTGACGGAGAACATGCACAGAAGTGACCTGACGCTGTTTGAGCAGGCCCAGGGTGTGCAGATGATGATGGACCTGGGACTGACGGAGGCACAGATCAGCGACATGACCGGATTCAGCCGGACAACGGTTCATCGCCGGGCGGAGATGGCCAGGCTGGACAAAGAGATCCTGAAAAGCAAGTGCACCCAGCTGACCATGGACGACGTGGACATGCTGATGAAATTAAAAGACCCGGACAAGCAGAATGAGCTGCTGAAGAAATATGCGGGAACCACAAATTTTAAGTGGTATCTGGAGAGCGAAATCAAAGAGCAGAAACGGGCAGAAAACTATCAGCTGATCAGGGGGATCCTGCTGCAGGCCGGATGTATAGAACGGAACACCAGAGGGATAGAAAACTTCTGGCACGCATACGAATTCCTTCCGTATAAGGAGAACATCGACCTGGACGAATATAAGCCCGGCGAAAACATCCTGCCTGAGGATGACCGGGAGCTGTTCTTCTTCAGCGAATACGGCATGGTTAAATTCTGGGCAGAAAAGCGAAAAACAGCGACTGCGGACAATGATGACGAACCGGAAGAAGAGGAAGAAAACGAAGAAGTCAGTGAAGCAGAAAAAGCCTGGGCACGGCTGGAGGAAATCGAAAACCACGCGAAGGAAAGCCGGGCCGCGTTCCTGGAGAACCTGACCATCAAACAGAAAGACAACCGGAAAGCGCTGGAGTGGATGATCATCGCACTGGTGGTAACAAACAACGAGACCACAGTAATGGACATGTGCCCGGAATATGATCAGGATCAGCTGAAGGAGCTGCCGAAGTACCATACGGAGACAGAACTTGATCTGAAATGGATCCGGGAGCAGATAGAGACAAACCCGCAGCTGTATGCCCAGGTGATGAACGGATTTTTCTTTGACGGTGAGGACAGCGTGCAGAGCAGATGGAACAAGCGGTTCAAACCGGAATACTGCCGGAACATCAGCATGATCACCGGATATGAGTGGCTGGAGGACTTTGGCTACCCGGTCAGCGATGATGAGCGGGCATACCTGGACGGGACGCTGGACTGCTACGAAGAGGAAGATGAATGTTAAACCGAAAGAAAGGAAGACGATAAATGTACGATCCGATTATGGCATCAATGAGCCCGCTGGAACGGGCAGAGTTTGAACATCGCTTTGGAAGGCCACAGGAGAAACAACAGCCTGAGAAGCCAGATGAAAACGAAGAAGTATGCAAGCACATCCGCCAGCTGATCTTGAAGCAGGAAGGCCCGGCAAACATCAAGCTGCTGACCGAGGCGCTGGTGAACATGAAAACAGTAAAGGAAGGAAGGTAATTATGGACACCGAGGCAATTCTGCTGGTTGAAGAATACATCATGGAGCACCTGGACAAGAGCGATCCGGAACCGGAGTTTGACGTATTCATCGTCTGGAAGTGCAAGGCGCTGCAGAACTGGAAGTACCTGCTGAGCAGCACACTGGCGGACGGTATGTACTACGAAATGACCTACAACGGGGACAAGAAAGAATGGTACCTGGATGCTTACAAAAAGTTTGAGAACAGGAGGATTCAGACATGCCCCAGCTGAGCAGGACAACCAAATGCCGCGGATGCGGCGCGGAGATTGCCTTTATCAAAACGGAAAAGGGCAAGAGCATGCCGGTGGATCCGGAGGCCGTGTACTTCATCCCTGACTGCGGATGCAGCATATTCGTGATGGCGGACGGAAGCACAAGACGCGGCAGAGTGGCAGACGAAGAAGAAAAGGCGACGGAAGGAGTGCCCGGAGGGCCGGAGATCGGGTACCGGAGCCATTTCAGCAGCTGCCCGGCGGCGGATCAGTTTCACCGGAAGAACAAAAGCGAAAGGACGAGAAAGTAATGAACAAAAGTTTAGAACTGAGCCTGGACCACCCCATGCTGGCGGCGGCGAAGATCGAGTTCGAAGGTGCGCTGAAGCGGATGGTCAGCAAGGCTGTGAGCACGCGCAGCATGGAAGGCACAGCAACGCTGAAGATCAGCATGGACATTATGGAAGTAGAAAACAATGAAACCAAAGAGTGGGAGAAGCTCCCGGTAATCAAATTCAAGGCGGGCTGGTCGGTACCGATCAAGGAAAACACGGAAGGAAAAATGCCGATGGGCAGCCAGCTGGTGGTTAACCCGGCGGGTGAGTGGTGCCTGATCAGTAATCAGATCAGCATGGACGAGCTGATGGACCTGGACGAAGACGACACGGAGGACGGATGAAATGGAAGCCCTGCTGAGAGTAAAGGACGTGGCCGAGCTGATGGGCTGCAGCTATGACACAGCCAGGACGCGGATGGAGAGCATGCCGGGTGTGATGAACGTGGGGAGCGAGAAGCGCCGGCAGCTGATGGTCCCGGCGGGAAGCCTGGAGGACTGGGCCAGCAACCACAAAATGCACGCATGGCCGGAGCCGATTGTCATTACAGGGCGGAGGAGCAGCCCCGGCGGGCGGATGGCCAGGATTAACCGGCGGACAGGAAAACTGGAGAAAAGAAAAGGCCGCTGATGCTGGCACATCAGCGACCGGATCCCGCCGAACGGCGGAGAAAGGACTTAATCCATGAAGAAGTATAGCACACCTGAGAAAGAACGTAAAGTTTTCGCCGTGGTGATACTGATCGTCCTGCTGCTGATGCTGGCAGGAATGATCATGACGGTATG